CCAATCTCTTCAAGTTTGTTTATTTTAATAATTGTATCAAAAATACCGCCATCAAAGGAATATTTTAAATTTGTTATACCATTTATAACACCTTTTCCTAGCCCGCCCTTGAATGAATAAGAGAGGTTTCCTATACTTTCTACCTCTAATAAAGGATAAGGTTTGGTTGTTAAAGTAACGCCTTGCGGTCTAGCAACTTCAAAAACATACTGCGGTATCATTCCTGCCAAATCGGTTAAATCCTCATTTGTGACTACCATATAAGCTAAGCCTCTAAAGGCTGGCACATTTCCAACTCCAAGCATGCCTTCTAAAGTAGCATCTGGCATCTGTAAATAACTACCACTATACAGTTTACAATATTTCAAAAAAGGACTATTGTTAAAGTTAGGCGTTATAGCATCATAAACTAATTTTCCATTTCTCCAAATTCTACGATATGCTATACCATCTCCCCTACAAACCCTAATGGCATAATACCTATACACATGTTCAACATCTTGGTACTGCGTTTTAGATTTTCCTCCGCCTTTGCCTTTGCTTGTACCAACCTTTTCTTTTACAATTCTAATTATAGGTTTAGATTGGTATATAACATTACCACCAACAGGGCGTGCAATTCCATAAACTATTGGTTGCGGTTCGCCTTCTTTACTTGTTTGCTCGCTTAAACTTCCTAATCTTCTTGTTTCAGCCCTAACCTTAGGCTTAAATAACATTTGTGATACAACGCCTAGGCCAACACCTACCGCTACTCCTACTGCAATGATTGCCATTTTTGATACCTATAAATATGTGATATTCGATTGTACCAAACATCATCTATAAAATGCTCAACTGTATTTTGCATACTATAAGAATGTATCAAACTTAAGCCACCATAAGGGTGTTTTGCTATTATTCCAATATGAGAGGGGGCTGGCATATCATCAAACCAAATAACCGCTACATCACCCTCTCTCATTTCTTTTTTATCTAGCTTTTTACCAAAATTCTTTTCGAGCTCTTCATCTAAGCCATCTTTCCAAGGCTCTCTTCCATAGTGCTTTCTATCTATTATCTCAACCCCTGCGGCTGCAAAAGAATAAACAATTATTCCAACACAATCAATAGAGTGTTTCGAGCGTCCTTTGTGCCTCCATTTTGTGCCAACCAAACTTCTAGCAGTTTCTACTACTTTTTTAATCATCTATCCCGCCTATAAAACCGCCAGTAGTTTGTCCAAAAGGTAAGCTAGCAGCTACTGCATCTTGGGAGGGTATAAAAGGCTCTCCCTTGTAATTTATAAAATTATTATATTCCTTGCATGTAGAAGGGATTTTATCACAATCAGGGCGGATTTTAAAAGTATCTCCAATCTTTATTGGATATGGAGTTGCCTCCATTAGCAAAATTGAGCCACTTGTACCACTAAAAGCCTCAACTTGATATAAAAAATCACTTGCGTTATTTCCAGTTAAAAATTGAACTCTCGCTGCTCTTTGAATTTTGGCTGTATCTAAAACTATGTTTTTATCTGCAAACAAGACATCAGGCTCACTATCATCAACCCCAGTTACTTCTCCATTTGTCCACATGCTAGACGCATCTACTCCACAACCAAACATACTGTTTGCCTCTGTCCCAAAAATAGCCCTACATCTCTTAGAGTCAACACACCCAAAAGGGACAGTTAAGGCATTAGACAAAGAAAGCAACTCAATATTCATAATTTCTTTTTGTACTACCTCAACAACCCCAACCATTCCTTTATCTAATAAAATATAATCTAAAGTTTCATAATCTACTTCGTATAGCTCCCATGTTGCATTGTCTAGTATTCCACTTTTCAAAGATTTATAAGTTAGTCCACTAAGCCTAATTATGCTTACAGTTTCAGCGTTTGCAATTGTAAATTCGTTATCGTCCATAATCGTGCTAACATCATTTCCAGCACACTTATAAACCAAGCCTTTAAATTCAAAATCTACATCTAAAGAGGTTATGCCATATTCTTTTCCATCAATCGTTTTAAATTTTAACAATCTACAAAGCGTTAAAGATTGCTTTTCACCATAATTTTTTGGCAAAATTCTCATAAAATTACCTCAACTAAATCCGCACCCGTGTTCATTATAAACCTATCATTACCCCTAGTTACTAAAGGGTCGCTCATTATTTTATCTTCTACAAACCTAACAGGCACATCAAATTCAAAGCTTGCTTTTATTTCTTTACCGCTTGCTACATTTATCTCAATTTTTCCTTTATCTAAAAAAGCAAAAGGAATTATTGCATCATCAGCTTTTATTTCTAAAGTTTCTAAAATAGGCAAATAAATTAATCTATCTTTGTAGTAATTTCCAAAAGAATATCTTTTAAAAAGCTGTATTTCCTGTGTTTCACCACTACCAAAACCTATAAATTGGTCTTTTACTATAAAATCGCTCCAATCTTTAAATCTAAAAGCTCTATGAGCCCCATTAGCTACAACCCACGCATCTCTTATAGCTATGTATTCATCAGGCGTTACTGCGTTGTAGTCAATGGAATATCTACCTTTTGGGTATTTCCATTCAGCATTTCTGCTCTCCACACCGCTACGCATAGTTGTTATGTTTGTTTTATATTCTAGCCCAAAAGAAGAGCCATACCTAACGCAATCAAGCAATCTCTCATCTATAAACATTAGCCAAGCCTTCTATTTGTTTTATTAAACATTCTATTAGTTTCTATCGCAATTTGATTGGCCGTTCTATTGTCTAATTTACCGTTTATATTTATGTTTTGAGTATAGTTTGAATTATTGTTATTAACTCTATCTAGCGTTTTATCTAGTTTCGCACTTGTATTGCTTGTTATTACACGCTCACCCTTTTCTAGTAGCCATGTGCCTGTTTTAGGCACGCTATCTAAACCATCGTGAGCCATCCCCGCTAAAGCGGTAGCTCCAATAGTTCCTGCAAAAGGCAAAGTAATCCCTAAGGCGGCAGCCATAGCGGCGGGTGCTAAAGCTGGTCCTGTTACAGGAATTGCCGCAGTAGATGCAAAAGCATTTAATCCTGCCATTTGTGCCATGGCCAATGCGTTTGCTTGTAGTCTTGTAGCTTCGGTTGCCTGCGTTTGTTTTCCAACAATTAGTTGTACTGCTTCATAAGCCATCCATTGTGCTATCATTTGCCCTATTGCGTTTATTACAGAAGAAGCAAGCCCGCTCATCATATCTCTAAAGCCATCTTTTAAACTACTAGCGCCTGTCAATACTTTTTCAAAAGCGTTTCCAAAACCGCTAGTAAAATTATCAACAACGGTTTTTCCTAATTCATCGAAATTTTCTAAAGCATTTTGAGCGCCTTCTAGCCACTGCTCCCAGTATGTTTTAGAGGTTTCTAAACTTTCATTTAATCTCTCAAGTGCTAAAGCTTGTAAGTAGATTTTCTCTTCATTTGTCGCAGCACTACTGCTAATTTCTTCTAAAGCTCGATTGTATTCATTAAGAGCTGCTTGATTTTTATCGTAATTTCCTAAAAGCTCATCAAAGGTTTTTTTCTTAGGCTCTAAATTTTTTAAAGCCTCTTCATATCTTTGCGTTGCCAAAGCCATTAATTCTAATTTTTCAGCATGCGTGCTCGCACTATCGTTTATTTCTTCAATAGTTTTTACAAAATCATTTGCAAGGGCTTGTTCTTTATCGAATTCACCTAAAATATCTAAATAGCCTTTTTTCTCGTTTAATTTTTCTAATTCATCGTTATATTTTTGCGTTGCAAGCGCGATTAATTCTGTTTTTTGTGCTGCGGTCGCTGTGCTTTTTTCTATGTTTTTTAACTCTTCTTTAAAGCTGTTTTGTAAAGCTTGCGTTCTACTGTAAACCCCTAATAGTTCTTCATAGCTCTTAACTGCTTCTTTTGCGGTGTTGTCCGTTCCTTTTATCTCTATACTAGAAGCGATTTTGGACTCTCCTAGCCCTTCAAAAGTTTTATTTAAGTTTTCTTTATATTTTTTTCTAAACTCTTCACCTAGAAGGTTCCTTTCAAAGATTTCATTCATGTTTTTTGTAGAAACTTCTACCATAGATTCAGCCAAAATAAGCTGCTCTTTAAAGTAGTTTTCTATATCTTTACTTCCAACTAGCCCACCAAAAGCTTCCCCTAATGGGGCTAATAGCCTTGTAGCGTTACCTGCTAGCCACTTAATAGAGTCAATCAAAGCACCTATTGTCCTATAAGCAATATCTGCACCATCTGCTATGTAGCTAAAAGCCTCTATGGCTACTTTGCCTAGATTACTAAAATATTTGCTTAATCCGCCAGTTGCCTCCAACATATCTTCCATAACCTCTGTTATAGCAACAATAGCGGGAGCGAAAGTTAAAGCTAGTTGCTGTGTAGCGCCCTTAGTAGCATCTCCAAAAAATCCCATAGCATTATGTGCCTCTTCAATTCTCTTAGCGTCCACATCACTTAAGGCTAAACCTAGTTTTTCAACTCTTTTGCTATACTCTCTTATTGCATCCCCACCTTGAAGGAAGAAGTTTACAGCTTCTTTCTGCTCAAAACCTAAGTCTTGTGCAAATCTAGCAGCCATTTCACTACTTGTAGAAACTTCTTTAATCCTATCTGCAATAATTGCTAAACGCTCATCTGCTTCAACAGTGCTAAGTTCTTTTAAGTTTAAATTTAGCTCCTCAACCGCTTTTAATGCTGCTCCTCTTCCTAATTCAGCAGCACCTAGCCTACGGTTAAGTCTATTCATAGAACTTTCAAAATCATCAATACCTTTATCGGCAAAAGCTAAATTTAAGCTTGTTAAAGAGTCATAACTCGTATGTAGTGCTTCAGCTAGCCTTGTTTGACTTGCAACGGCTTGCGTGGATTTTAGTGCGATAGTTGCTAATGCTGTTGTATATCCTACTATTGCAACAGTAGCGCCTGCAAACCCCTTAGCAATGTTAGTCATAGCGCTATCAATGTTTTTTTTGCTATTTTTCTTAAAGTTATAGGTAGAACGCTCGGCTTTACTCATGCCTTTTTCAAAATTGCCTGTTTTGGCAATCATATCAATTGTAAGAGTGCCTAAACTTTTACTGGCCATTACAACAACCTCATCATATCTTCAAAAGTTGGCTCACTTGGGAGTTTTTGTTTGTTTAATTCAAGCAAAGTAGGCATAAAATCCATAGGTTTAACTCCTTTAGTACCGTTTACCTTAGCTAGAGTATAGCATATTTGTCCGCTAGCTACCTCTAGCCTAATATTGGGATTAATAGTTCCATACTTGTTTATATATCTTACCCAAGATAAAAACTCACTTGCGGTAATATTCTCTTTGGCTTCGGCGATTGTGCAACCGCCTATGCCATTAAGGACTAATTCGTGCCAAATGTCCTCTACTTCTTCGCTGTTTTTTTTTGTAAAAACTCATCACACACTTTAAGAAGTTTCATAAAAACAGAAGATTCAAGATTTTCTAACTCTTCATTTGTAAAAATTTTATTCCCACTTTCATCTCTAACCATCTCTCTAACCATAATTATATTGCTTTCTTTTGCGCTAGTTTTGCCTAGCTTTAATATCTCAAAAGATGCTCCATAACTTAAGTCTCTAAGATATACATCCGCAGTAGTCCCTTCATCAAGTGCGATGGTTTTCTTTTCTAGTTTTACGGCTGTTAATGCCTCTTTCAAATTAGCCATTGTTGCTCCAATTGCTCAATAAGTTACTTTGCTCTGTGCTTAAAGTAAAAATAGTTCCTTTTCTCCAAAGCCCACTAAAAGAAGAGCGCTTAATAGACAAAGATACCTCAACTTTAGAATTTCCACTAAAAGTTAATGTAAAATCCTTAACATACCCATCAACCACAAACCAACTTCTAGTTAGTTTTCCATTAGTATCTTCAGGAAGCTGAAAAATACCACTCGTATCAAATTCAGGCTCAATATTTTTTCCATCTCTTAAGCCAATTAAAATCCAATACTTAGACTCTTCTATGTCGTCACTAACCGATAATTCGTAAAGCCTTTGGTGGCTTTCGTCATTTGGGTCGTAAGAAATAGTCCCACTTAAATCACCTGGAGTTCTAAGCCCTTTAATATACGCCCTTGCATCTGCCTCTAAGCATGCAACCTCAATATCATCCGCAGGGTTTCCACCCGTATCTAGCCCGTCTATACAACCTATCTTAATAATCGCATCAGATGGATTTGTTTTCCATTTTTTTGGGTCGATTATATAAGCTTGTGTTCCTTGTGTCTTAATAGCCATTTCTAACTCCTTGTGTTGTAAAATTCTGCATCAAAACTAGCTCTCCATAAGCCAGTATTAACATCTAGTTCATCAATATTATATCCAACTATGTGTGCGTCCTCTTCAATCGCATATTCTACTGCGTCTATTATTTCTGTTACTTTTTCTTGCGTTGTAGCATAAGCATCAACTTGTATTAATCTGTTTTCCATGTCTGGGCGCTCACCTAAGTAATTAATCGGAACTCCCCCTATGTTTTGCCAAACAACATACGGCGGTTTTGTGTCTTGCGGGGCGCTTCCAAATTTAAATACTTTTAAAATATTTCCTTCTTTTAGCAAGCTTGTTACCGTTGCATCTAAACTACATAATTCAAAAAGAGGTGAGGTAGTCATAGTTTTTTAAACTCCTCTTTAGCTTTTTCAACTGTTTTATCAAAAGCTTGCTTTTGGGACGACATCATGGCATTTCGCATGAAAGGTTTAGCAGGCATTTTTGAAGTTCCAAATTCTAAAAATCTCCAATAGAAAGTATCTCCTCCAGCGTTTCCTTTGCCAGCGCCTTTAAGTTCTCCATATTTGCCCATTTGCCTAGCCCCACCTAAAATCCCAACACTCATTTTAATTTCACTTTTATCTATTGTCCTTCTAGCTCTAGTTACTATGTTTTTGCTAATATTTTCAGGTGTTTTTGGGTCGTCAAGCGCTTTTGCATTTTTTTTAGCAGTTTTTCTTATCTCTCCAGCACCAGCCCTAGTAGCTTTTCTCATTATCTTTTTCATTTCTTTATTGTTTATTTTTTGTAAATTTTTGATTATTTCCTCTAATCCTTTAATTTTTACATCAGCCATTTTTGCCCCACGGTTTTATATTTCCACAATAAATCTCTATAAGCTCATTTGTTTTAGGTTTTTTGTCAAACAAGAATGAATGAAAATATTTATTGTCAAAAAATTCAAACTTATCCAAACAGTCCTCTATAAATTTTTGGTCTCCCCATTTTTTATTAGTTGCATATTCGCGCATAATTTCAAGCTTGTTTTGGATAAAAATATCGTATATGAAGCGATAATTTCCCCTAACTCGCATAATGGAACTATTTAACTCGCCTTTTTTCAAGGCGTCCTCATAGGCTATAAAGCTACCTTGCGTTTCTATTAACTCATTAATATTTCTTAAAATAGTAATATCTAAATCCAAATATAAAAAATCTTCAAAGTGCTTAAATATTTCTATTTTACTCCACCACCCTTTTAAGTTATCTGTTAAAGGAATTACCTCAACGCCTTCAATTTCTACATCAGACAAGCAATAAAACCTAAAAGGCACTGTTACATTTTCCTCAACTTGTTTTTTAAGCCTTAAAACATGCTCTGGCTTGTAGGTAGCGTTTATGTATCCTTGTTTAAAGTTACCGCTTTTATAAACGCATATAATATTAACCATCTGAGTACTCCAACCACTCTTCAAGGCTCATTTGTTTTACGCTATTAACCAACCCAAGACTTGTAATATCTATCATTTCTGGGTCTATACTTCCTATCAATTCGTTCAAATGCTTGTAGTTTTTACCCACGCCATCTATTCCAACCAAAGCCACATACTTATATCCCAAATGGTATGCTAAGTTTATAGCCCCATACCCACTATTACCATTGCTAATTCCTTCTTTTTGCAATCCCTTAGTAGCTCCATCTTTCCAAATTAGCCACTCTACACTATTTTTATCTAAAGGTTGGTTACCTCTTCTCATTTTTCCAACCCTTTTCCATTTTTCCACCCAAGACGGTAAAGAAAAAGTGCCATCACTTGCAATATGGTATTTAACATCTTTTTTAGGGCTTACATAATACTTCAATGCACCCCTAGGGTCTAAAGTAAAGAAATGTGTAGCTTTAACTTTATTAATAGCTCCATTCACTGCGATTATATCAACCCCCTCTGGCTGGATAAAGCCTTTAGCGCTTGCGCCCGTTCCTACGATAATACATCTACTCATTTATCGCGCCTTTTTTAGCGGTTATGGTTAAGTGTTCATTTTTGCTTTTTGGGTCGTCTAAAGTGCCAACTATTGTATAAATAGTGTTTTTATGTACTATTCTCATAGTAGGTTTAATAATTCTCGGTCTTATTGTTATTCGTGTTGTAATTTCGCTTTGCAAAGATTGCGAACTAATGTAGTCTCTAACACTCAAATCTGCAATTTCAGCAGAAATTTTCTTGATAGTGCTCCAGCTTTCAGTTATTTCACCTTTAGAATTTTGTGTAATTATTTTTTCTTGCAACTCAACACGGTGTCTTAATCTTCCTGCTTTCATACGCCTAATCCTACTCTGTGGAAGTGTAACATTTTTTCAACTAAATCATCTCTATAATATCCTCTATTGGGCGCTAAGCCCTCGCGGTTATCATACAAATCACCTAGAATTAGTAAAATAGCATTTCTTATAGAGGGAGTCATGTTGGTTTCACTTATCTTAAATCCTACGAATTTCTCACAGTACTCAACCGCCGCATCAAGCATGTTTATTAATTCTGGGTCTGTGTCGGTACAAGGCTCATCATCTAGCCTAAGATGAAGCTTAATTTCGTTTAAATCTATAAGCATTTTTCTAACTCCCTTTTCTCAAAAAGCTCTAATGCTGTTTCGCGTGTACAATTTACAACCTCAATATTTTTAAACTCTTTAAAAATCAGTTCAAAATGTCTATGCCAACTACTCATAGTTTCAGCATTACCTAATCTTTTATCGTGGTTGCCGTGCCAATGCTTTTTGCCATTTGTAATTTTTAAATCATAACCTAAGAGATAAATCTTCTCAGCTCCTAGATACTTTGCTAAAAGCAAGGCAGTAGCTCCACTATTCCCCGCATGGTGGAATGGTAGCTTTTTTACATCTTGCAAGCTACTCACTCCACTATACTTTAACCCATTAAAATTAGGGCTCATAACCTCCCACCAAGCTCTATCAACTGCTAAAAGCACATCAGCATCTTTAAAAAGCTGATAGGTGTTGTTTACTACTATTATCCCTCTTTTTTTTGGGTTTTTGGCTTTCCACGCTTCGACTTTTTCGCAGTCTCTTTCATGGAGGCTGGCTCCGCTTGCGACACAAAACCATTCTCTTTTTTTTTATCAACTTCTTTTATAGGTTTAATAGGCTCAATTTTTTTAACCAAATTAAGCTTAATAAGCTCGCTAGCAACTCTTTCACCTACTGTTATTTGTTGGTTAGGGTGGTGTAACTTACCACCCCTAAAAAAAGTCTCTAAGACTATTAATTTAACCTGCAACTAAAGCTCCTTTCACGAATGCCTCTGGTCTAAATACTGTTAAACCTAAGCGCTCCTCACAAAGGATAGTAACCATATTTTTCACAAAATTATCTCTATCCTCGGTTGAAACTCTTACATTTACTTGCTCTCTATCCCAACCCATAGCACCGCTAGCAAAAGCTCCTACTAGGTAGTTGTTAGCAGTCATAGTTTTTGTAGAAACTACGCTTTTACCCCAAAGTCCTCTAGGATTTAATACATGCGGATTTGCGTATAGATAATTACCATTACTATCTTTAAGCAGTTCAATTTTTGTCCAATCAATTGGATTTAAAACAATCGCATCTGCATCATGCTCCGCTAATTCTGCTTGTAGCAATGCGACTCTAAGAACATCTATAATAGTAGAGTTTGTGTCCAGCAACTCCCCAAGATTAGTAGTATTAAAAGAACTTGCTTGTACATTAATACCCTTAATAGTAACTCCATCACCCGTCCCGTACAATAAAGCCTGCTCTTCCTTGTATTTTAAGCCTTCAATTAGCCTAGTTCCAAGATAAGACGACAACATAGCAACATCATCTAAAACTTGTTTTGGAGCTGGTATCCAGTGTGCTAAAGTTTCAACGCTAG